AGGTTCCAGAAACCGTAGCAAAGAAGGTAGGGTGGAACAGCTTGACCGTGCCAGCGTCACCAGCGGCAACGTCCTGTTGCACTACGCCAATGGCGCGAACCGTGCCAGTAGTCGCCACATCAGCGTTTCCAGCCGTGGTGGTGGATGGGATTACCAAGCGGTAGGCCGAGATAGCCGTGGAGAAACCGAAGGTACGAAAATGTCCGTCAATTTGTGAACTCATTTTTTATTGTCCTTTGTTAGATTTTGCTAATGCCACGGCTAAGAGCTTCGGCATATTCAGTGGGGTTTGAGAGCATAACGGCTTTCATGGCCGATAGCTTTGAGGTTCCGTAATCAGCGTGAGCCGACACAAGTTCCTCAAAAGTTTTGGGTTCGACTTTAACTTCAACTTTTTCCTCAACCACAGGACTGGCGGGAATGGGCTTAATGCCAAACTCAACGAGGGCTTTTTTCACAAGCTCGCTCATATTGGTGTCTTCCTTGGTCTCAACGGCAGGGGTTTCGCCCTCGGCCTTTGCGCCTTCGGAAACAACATCTTTATTTTCAGTCTTCGGGGTTACGATGGCCTCAAGAGCTTCGAGCCGCTTCATAAAGCCTTCCATCTGAGTTTTATATTCGTCCATGTTAGATTTTCCTTTATTGTCAAGTATTGGGTCAGCCTCGACAACTGCTTGTTTAATATCAGCGGGGACGCTCTGGCCTCCCGCATTGTAGCCCAAATTTTCTTTAGCCTCGGCCTTAACGCAAGAGCCGGATTCGTATGCCCCAATCCCCTTGGCAGGTTTATAGCCTTCCCAACAACGGAGTTTGGTTCCAACCGCAAAAACAAGCATTTCTGCCTCGTTGTTTGAAAAATCGCGAAACCGCTCATTGGATGCGGGGCTAGAAACAAGATCAGCGGAGGCGATGCTCTGGGGTCGGATATAATCCTTTCCATCAATCGTCTCGGATTCGTTCATAAAGGCCAAGGAAACTCCAAATTGATCTGGAGCTTCATCGGCCATCTCTTTAATAAGGGCATAGTGCGGAGAGCTTTTAAGGAGATGCAGGTCGGCTTTGAGCTTGTCGCCTTCGATGCGGGGGTTGCGAGCAATGGCGCAAACCTGATCAAGTCCAGACCCATGATTCATCTTAACCTTAATTCCATTTGGGGCGGCCTTCATTAACTGATAAGCCTGTTCCAAGCTGGTTTTGTCGATATAGAGATCGTGGCCTTTGGCTTCGCCTTGGCTCAAGATATATACGGCGGGAATGATACTGGCATCCTCTAGCGACTTATTGCGCCTCTGCTTCTTTTTCCAATCCCTATAGGTTTGATAGGCAACCGCCGCCCTCTGCTTCACATCCTTAAAATCCTTGATGGCTGTTTCATTGCCCATAAAGCGGCCAACAAAATCCTTGATCTTGTCTTTTTTCTCTGGGCTTGGCAGGGGCATAAATTAAGCTAGGGTTAAGAGATATTTGAGGCGATTAACCGCACCCAAGATTTCGTCTCTAATATTTAAGAGATCGGTGTCCCCTTCGGCCAAGTAGCCGGGAAGCTCGTCCGATAGAAAAGCAATAAACTCATCGTTGTATTCCTCAAAGGAATCTGGCGAAAAATTGTCTAGTTCAATGCCAAACACAGAGGCCGAAACGATGCGCCCATACTTGCCGAAGAAAGTTTCTAGGAAATTGTCGATCTTTTCATCGAGCATCTCATACGCTTTCCCAAAGCTCTTATGCTGGCTATAACTTTTTGTCTGCCAATGGAATATGCGTAGCTGATTCTGATAGGTCAGAAGATTGGTCAGGATTGCCTCGCCGTTGGCGTTTTCCATAAGGTTATACTTTCTTGTCAATCTTCTTATCAGTAATCGGCCCACCCACGATCCAAGCATCACAAGTGCGTTTGGCCGCGCACTTGAAATCAAAAATCTCGCAATAGCCAAGGTTTCCGCCCATCTCTACCTCGCCAGCATCCTCTCCAATTCCCTTGCTTATGCAACCTAGTAGCTTCTTGGTTTGATTAAAGGCGGCACAATTACCGCAAAGCATCTTCTTGGCCGTAGCTACATCGCCTTGGAATTCATTGGCCTTGGCTTTCCAATAATCTTCATTTGGTTCGTTAGGATTGGCGGGGCCATAGTTCGCATCGTCCACGGCATTCTGCCTGTTTTCTAAATTGGTTTTGATGTCTTGCGTTGCGATGGGACAAGCGGCTGGTTCTTCTAGGTTTTTCTCCCTGCTTTCCATTTGTTTAATAACTTTACGCACCCATGAATATCCGGCATCGCCACCCCATCCATTCCATGCTTGCCAACCCTTGCCCTGCTTATCCCAGCTTTCTCCCTTCTTATCGACTTCATGCCGACTAAAGAAGCTGTGCATTCTGCGGATTGTGTCTGGGCTTAATGCCTTGCCACCGATTAAATCCCTAGCCCTAGCGATACCCACAGGAGTCATTCCTCGCTCGCTGGCTGGTTTCTTTGATCTTACATCCAAAGCTCTTTTTGCGGCATCTCTGGCTCCTTGCGGAGGCGTAAAATCGATGTCTGAATATTTTCCAAGCTCGCACGCACTCAACATGCCCTTGACCAATAGCTCAACACTTTCCGGGTCTAGGGATTCAAGAATGCTTGGAACTTTAGGGGCGAGTTTCCCTTCTTTGGTGCTACCAGTAGGAAGGTTTTCAACTGCGCCTTTTTCGGCTGGCTCACGCTCTTCGCCAACATCAATATCCCCATCGCCACCAGCCTCGTATTTTCCTGTCTCGGTGTCTTGCTCTGGAATGATGGGAAGATCATTTGATCCAAGTTTTTCTGGCTTGGTTGGTTCTCCCGCTGGTGCTTGGGTTGCCTCTGTTGCTGTAACCTTTCCTGTTGGGGCAAGTGTTCCAATATTAATTCCATCCACAATATTTTGAATAACTGATTGTGGAATGTTTGGGAATGCTCCGCTTATGATCGATGTTGCCCCATCCTGTGTGACAGCGCCCGCCGCCACAGCATTGATGATCTGCAACAAAGATGCGATCTGTGCTCCATTGAGCGAGTAATCGATAAGAGCTTCTTGACCAGTAGGCGTAGGCGTTCCGTCCGTTGTTGCCCCTTGTTGTGTGGTAACTGGCGAGCCGTCTGGGTTGAGTTGCGATCTGCTCTGCGCTTGAGCGAACAACGCACTTTCCGTAATATCGGAAATTGAGGTTGCGGGAATGTTGTATTGATTGGCAAGATCGGAAATTTTCTTGGCTTCTTGTGCTTTTAAGATGATGGAGCTTTCAAAGTCTTGGCCGCGCTCGGCCATGATGTCTGAGCCTGTCCGTAGCCCGGACTTAAACTCTGCAATCGCAGACTCTGATTCGCGGCCTAAATCAATCGAAACATTAGCTCCAAAGTTAAAAACGCCCTTGGTTGTCTTAGTACCAATATTGTTCTTAATCAATCCCCTTGAAACCGCATCGGCAATAACAATATTTTTAACAGGTCGAAGCACTTTATCTTCAAGCAATTTCTGATGACGCTTGAAAGTGCGTGAAGCCTGTTGCATTTCAAGCCGAGCAGTTGGGCCAGACATGGCTGAAGGGTCAACCGCAAATGAATAAGGAATGCCAACGCCCATGCAGATATTTCTGAGCAAAATCTTGTGGAACTCTTGAAAGCCGTTACCGGGGCGATTGGGCGAGTCGGGGAACTGCATTTCTTCCCCCGGCTCCAAGTAGGTAATCCGTCCCGGCTCAATGCTTTCAATCTTAATGGTTTGGTTATTACTGTCTAAATCGTTTGTAAGATTTGCAAGATCGGTGGCATTATTATTGTTACGCTTAATGATTCCACCCTGCGAACTTGCAATTTTAGCGGCCATCTTTTCCATCTGCACGATCTCATAAATGTCCGTGGCATCGTTAATCGCCGTGCAAAAAGCCGTTACACCTCGATATTGGTCTATTCGAAGCGGGTCATATAGGTGGAAAACTTGGTTGGCGGCAATCGTGGCTTGGAACATATAGGCGTTGCCAAATGTCCTTAAATACACATCGTATCCGTCTGGTGCGCCTGTCTCTTGGTTGATATGGATTCCGCCGATCAAATTTAAGCTAGTGTAGGTTCGGAACGGATCGCCGATTCGGTCTGCCTCTACGCCCTGTAAGCGCAAATTACCATCTTGATCGCGCACTAAAATAAAGAAAAAGTCTCCGTCTCGGAGCATCGACATCGTGGCGATCTGCATAAGGATCGAGCCTGTGTGCCGTCCCGAAAGATCGCACTTGTC